TTAGGGGTTAAACTCTTCGGTTTAGGGGTATGTTTACCATTCTTTCCTTCAACAAATGACGCCACAGTACTTTTCTTAGCCATAAAAAACTCCTTTGTTTTTTTATCTTTTTCGCAGTATGATGAATTTTTGTAAAGACTTTACTTGGAAAACTCATGACACTATATCCAAACACTCAAGACCCGAACGATCCGTCATACCAATTCATTAACAAACAATCATATGACAAACACCCGGTTCAGAGAGACTCAAGCTTATCACATTTTACTATAAGACAGTTCACACCAGTTGCCATTACTAATACATTGCCTATAGTCGTTACTATCCCTAACCATGGCTTCATTAATGGCGAGGCAGTCCGGGCAACCAAGTTCATTACCATACCCTTTGCGCTGGCTACAGGGATGGAACAACTTAACAATCTGCTTTTCTATGTGCAACAAGCAACCACAAACACCTTTGAGCTCTATGATGTCAAAACACAACCGGTCGATGGTAGAAGTTTCACACCCTACATCTCTGGTGGTCAATTCACCCTTACCGGACCACTTCTTCCGATAGTTAACCCTAGTCATTTTCCTCCACCAGGATATTTGCTTCTGTAAGAAGTTTATCACGGCAAAGTTTAACGGCTATTTCATGGCCTTCATATGCTTCTTCTTCAGTACTATATCTTTCTTGATAACCAATTAAATCATCATCAGAACAAGAACAAGACAATCCTTCCGTTAAAAAAATCATTGTCTCAAATATCATAATTGGAGAATTTCTGAATATCATCATATTTAAACCTATCCAAACAGTACTAACAAAATACTTACCAACATATTCTTGTTTAAGTATTTTGTAATCATGATCATAACATTTTCTTGCATACTCCATCATTTCCATAGGATTTCCCTGACGGTCAAAATACATCGGTTTGCTTATCATAATATAACTCTTATCGGCTTATTCACAGGTTTATAATATTCGTTCATTATCAAGATCATATCGCATTTTCCCATCTATTACCATCCATGTGCGCGTTCTAGTATGAGTATGTGCTTCCGGTTAGAACTTAAGGATGCTACAGAAACATTATGCACCACAGCAACACTAATAGGAGTACTTGGAGGAACATTAATAGGCTTAATATAGTTGAGTATGGCTTGACAAGGAGCGCAGAAACAACTATTCCAACAAGACATAATAACTCACATATAACGATCATTTATTTACATTATTCACTAATATCTTATGGATTACCTGAAGCAACATTCCCATGTTATCAGGAGGTACATGTACCCTTAAAAAACATATCAATGAAGAACATAGCGTATTCATCATAAGATCACATCCTTTCTCATCAGTACATTTAAATTTCTCTAGAAGCTCTTTGTAAATGCGAATACCTTCATCTAAAGCGATTTTGTTTTCTTCTTCATTTACAGGAGCAAAAGCACGTCTGTCAGTCATTTTCTATCCTTCAAATCTTTCATACCTTGAATTAATTGATCAAATGCTCCATCAGGATCTTTTTGCAAACGTGAAATATCTACAAGCTTAGAAGCTAAAACTGAACATATCACTCTACAACTATGAGTATTTATCACTTCATGAAGTTCTTTATCCATTATTATGCAACGCATCTTGAATTCTTCTTCTTCACTCTTCATCATAGTCATCCTCAATAGTTCTATCATTATCAAAGTAATATTTAGTACGCTGTGGGTCAAATTCCTGCATCCATATCTTCACTGGAGATTTCTGATAATCATAAATCCAGTTGTAAATATCATTACATATATACTCAAACTTAGGCTTAAGGCTATTTCTTATCTCAAAGTCAAGTTGTTTTTTTATTTCATGAAAACATCTTTCTTTTGTGTTGTGAATACTAGAAAACACATCTTGGCGTAAATCATTATCTTTCAAGCATAGAGTTTCAATTTCTGCTTTTGCTTTATCTAAATAAGTAAGAATAGCTATCTCTTCCGAACCAAACTCAACTTGTTCAGGTTCATAACATGTTATTATAAACTGAAGGATACCATCCACTTCTTTTCTTTCTACTGCAATCTTCATTATTTTCTTTCCTTTATTAAGTCACAAAACATTTGATAAAGCTGATCAATTCTTGACGCATGACCATCAATTCTTGTCACAATACTTTTTATCTCAGCATCATGTTTTGAAGTTACCCAAACCATAAGAGTTATCATAGCTGCTGCAATTGCTATATTCACCCCTAAGATAGTACCAATTATTGTCCAGACTTGTATCCATTCCATATTTTACCTCTCTTTTTTGCTTAAAAACTAGCAAAGCTTTGTTTATATGGCAATAAGAAAATACTGTAAAGTAAAATATTTATTTGATAAACAAAGACTATGACAACATTAATTGACGAAAGACTGCAAATTCTTGGCAATCAAGAATGGAGACTCAGAAATCTCTACAAAATAAAAGATAAGCAAGGCTACGTAGTAAACTTTGAGCCAAATTGGGCACAAATGTCTCTAGCAAAACCTCATTATCTTAACATCATACTCAAAGCAAGACAGCTTGGCATTACCACATATCATGCCATACTCTTTCTAGATACCTGCTTATTTAATCATAACGTTAATGCCGCTATTGTTGCCGACAGCAAACCAGTTTCAAAAGAAATATTTATAGATAAGGTTAAATTCGCATATGACAACTTGCCTCAGTTCGTGCGAGATATGTGTCCAGCGTATAGGGATAACATTAATGAAATGCGTTTTGCTAACGGGTCAGTATTTAGGGTTGCTACGTCGCTTCGGGGAGGGACATTACAGCTTTTACATATCACTGAATTCGCAAAGATCTGTCAGGAAAATCCCAGCAAAGCGAATGAAATTGTCTCAGGAGCGCTTAATGCTGTTCAAGCTGGACAATTTGTTTGCATTGAATCTACCGCAAGGGGAAGGGAAGGTCATTTCTATAACTTATGCAGACAAGCCCAGGCATTACAAGATTCTCAAGCTGAATTAGGAAAGTTAGATTGGAAGCTTTGGTTCTTCCCTTGGTGGGGTGAAAAGACAGAATATGTCGCAGATTCAAAAAATGTCTTGATAAGTAAAGACATGGAGAAGTATTTTGCTGAATTAGAAAGTAAAGGAATTATTTTAACTAAAGAGCAAAAGGCCTGGTACATTAAAAAAATGGCTACTCAAGGCGAATACATGAAACGAGAATATCCTTCTACGCCGGAAGAAGCATTCGAATCAGCTAATGAAGGCTTTTACTTCGCTAAACAAATAACAAACGCCAGACATGAGAAGCGCATTTGCCATCTACCTTATGATGAAAACGCTAAAACATACAGTTCTTGGGATATCGGTATAGGAGACTCTTGTGCGATTTGGATATGGCAACTTGTTGGAAAAGAAATCCACTGCATCGACTACTACGAAAACGCGGACGAAGCGTTGGCGCACTATGTTAAATGGCTTAAAACAAAGCCTTATATATTTGAAAAACACTTTCTACCTCATGATGCTGCTGCGCGCGAAAAGGGATCTGGTAAATCATTTGCAGATATCGCCAGAGAGCAAGGACTTAAAGTCGACATCTTGCCAAGACAATCCAACGAAGCCTTTGGCATCGAGTGTCTTCGTAACACGCTTCCCAGATTCTTTTTCGACTACAGCAAATGCGAAAAAGGACTTAAAACAATAGAGAACTTCCGTAAAGAATGGAATGAAAAGCTCGGTTGCTACAGAGAAAGATCTTACCATGACTGGGCCTCACACGGAGCTAAGGCGCTTATTTATGGAGCTGAAGCCATACAAAGACTAACCGGTGGTAATGGCATGTCAGCAGAAGAGTGGAAGCGTATGAGAAAAGATTGGCTATAAAAAATTTTGCCCAAACTATCAAGTAATTATTTGAGATAAAATGACATATACTCCAATGCAAGCCGATGGTTCAAGCGCATTAACACCTGATCACAATAGTAAAGTATTCAAATGGCAGCAATTTTTCTATGATGCATACAGAACTTGGGGAACATACTACGCGCAGGCATATCGCGATCTTAGAGCATATGCAGGTGATAACTGGACAGTATTGGAGAGGACAAAGCTTGAAAGACAGAATCGTATGGTTTTGGAACTTAACAAAATCAGAAGGGTGGTCAACCTGTATTCAGGTTATGAAAGGGAAAATCGTACACAGACAGTTACGGCGGCAGTGGAGGGTTCCAACGATATTACAGCGGATCTCTTCTCTAGCGTTATGTATTATGTCTACGAAAAAGGAAATGCCGACTATGTCTTCTCAGAAGCATTTGAACATTCACTTAAGACAGGTTTGGCCATTGTCGGACTTTACATGGATTACTCAAAAGATAAGGTTAACGGGGATATCAAGTTTTACTGGAAACCTTTCAATGCTCTTATGCTTGATCCTTACTTCACTAAAAGAGACTTATCTGACTGCGACCAAGCTTCAACAAGGGATCTTCTGTCAAAAGAAGCGGTCAAAGCAATGCTTCCCTGGATTGACGCCGAAGTTATCGATTCTATACCTACAGGTATCAGAGACAATAAATATCAATATCTCGGTATCTACAGACAATACAATTCAACTTACATTGCTAGAAACCTAGTCACATATGACCAACATTGGGTAAGGATTAACAAAGAACAGAAATATCTAGTAGATGAAGAGTCAGGTGTTTCAGAAGAATGGTTCGGCACAAGAGCTGAAGAAAAAGCACTTAAAGAAACACTTCTTCATACACCTCAAGTTAAACTTATCCATTCAAGTAAGCGAAGTGTTGAACTTAACATCATTGTTGGTGGAAAGCTTCTATATAGCGGACCTGATCCTACTGGACTAGATAACTTTCCATTCATGCCGATATTACTTTATCACGAACCATTGATAGATACATATGAACTCAAAATACAAGGGCTTGTCCGTTCTATCAGAGACGCTCAACGACAATACAATAGACGACATAGCCAGATCATTGACTTAATGGAATCGATTATCAACACAGGATGGATAACAAAGAATGGTGCAGTACTCGACCCAACAATGCTCATGCAAGCTGGTCAAGGTCGTCAGATTGTTGTTAATGACGGATATGATGTCAATGCTGACGTTAGAGAGATTTCAGCTCCTAACATACCATCCGGTTACTTGCAATATCAAGATATTATCGACAAAAATATCATGGAAATCCCTGGGGCGTCAGATGAATTACTTGGATTATCCTCAACAGGAGATTCTCAAGTATCGGGAAAACTTGCTGAAGTTAGGTCTTCGAACGGTCTTAAAGGTAACCGTGGTATTTTCGATAATCTTGAGCAAGCTAAGAAATATGTGGGTTCATTAGTTCTTGAATGTATACAGAAGCAATATACACCAGGAAAGATACGAAGAATCACAAACCAAGAACCATCAGAAGAATTCTTCTCTGGGCAGTTTGAAGAATATGATTGCGTGATCAAACAAGCAGTTAAAACAGTTACCCAGCGTGAAGCTTATTACTATCAACTTCTTCAACTTGTTTCACTTGGAGCACCAATACCTTGGGAAGACATTCTTGAAGCAGCTCCTCTTCAAGGAAAAACCAAACTTCTCGAGAAGATGGCACAGCGCGCCGAACAAGAACAAGCACAGCAAGAGAAAGTGGCAGAGCAGGAAGAGATACAGAAAGAACTTGAGCTTGCACAGATCGATATGAGTACAGCTCTAGCACAAGAACGCAGAGCAAGAGTATTAGCAGACATTGGCCTAGCTAAAGAGAGAATATCAGAAGTAGAGCAAAACCACGCTAAAGCAGAACTCGATATGGCTAAAACTGCTGCTGAAACAAAAGATGTTGATCGTAAGAGAATCATTGATGTGATGAAGATCGCTTCTGAAATGCACATGCAACATCAACAGAACATAAATGCGCAACTTAAAGAAGATGCAGCAAGAGTTTAACCATAAACAAAGGAGTTTTTATGGCAGCTAAAGGAACGGCTCATGCAAACAAAATGATGCCAAACATGCAAACATATGGTGGTCAGGAAAGTCCTGGTTATCATCCACCAACAGGAAACGCTGGAGCTAAAGCTCATGGAGAATATTCTACTAAGAAGAATCCTCTATCAGTACCTAAAAAAGGTTCTAGTATTCCGGAAGGTTATGGAAATGCTGACCGCACAAAAGCAATGGCTAGCAAAGATGCACAAGCAATTAAAGAAAATCTTAGAGGCCAAGCATGTTAATAGTCCCTCAAGCTGTCCAGTTACGTAAACATATCGAGAAACGTGAAGGTTTAACCGCTCACTTTAATATTGAGATGGAGAAAATTATTAACACGAATTCTCATAAGGATAAGTACTGGATTCTTGGTAAGGCTAAAATTGAGAAGAGAGGTAATAAACGCATAGTTAGACCTTTCTTACAAGCATGTGATGAAAAGCCAGGTCTTATGAAAGAATCTTTCGTTTATGAAGTGGATAATAGACGAGGGGTAAAAACTCTACTATGGGTAATGCACCCAGGAGATTTGTTAAGTTTTCCCACTTTAGGGAAGTCCATACGTGTCGCCGGCGCAACGGGCGGAACTATCTTGACGCCGAAGTAACGGGCGAAAAAAACGGGAGTGTGTATGACCGAAGAAGAACAAGACATTCAAGCAGCTGTCTCCGAGCAGCCTGATGTTGAGCAGCAAGAAACACAGCAAGGTGATCAGAAAATGGTTCCCCTTTCTGCAATGTTAGCAACAAGAAAAAAACTTCAAGAAGCTGATGCCAGAGCTAATTTAGCCGAAGCAAAAGCCCAACTCTACCAAGAGAACTTGATGCGCGCCAATGAAGAAAGAGAACCTGATGAAAAGGAAGATCCCAACGCTCTCGTTGAGAAACACCTTCTCAAACAGACAACCGATTCGACTAAGCGTGAGATTTTAGAAACGTTGTATCAAGACATGAATCCTGCTGCTGTTGCACAAATTAACAAATATTTAAAAGCAATTTTAGAAAAAAAGCCTTGGTTAGCTGCTTCTGTAGACACTGCTCTTAATCGCTGGTCACGTGCGAATGAAATCGTTAATGATTACCTTCATCTAGTGGAAGAAAAACCAGTAGTGAAGGCAGCACCTCCTACTTCGGACGGTAGGAAGATTATCCAAAACGCCCAAAAGCCTAGATCGCCGGTTGAAATCGGTAAATCTGCGCAGCCTGGCGGTATGGATTATCTTCGTAGCATTCAAGGTAAGAAAGAGTTCCGTGAATACAGATCAAAAGTTCTCCGAGGCGAAAGCTAGAAGCAAATTTTTTTTGCCTATAGTGTCAAAACATTTTTTGACTAGGAGATAAAAATGAGTAATGGAACAACAACAACATTACAAGTTGACCCAGAAGTTAACTTGTTCTTTGACAATATTTTGTTAGATCGTCATCAACCATATTACGTTCACGGGTATTTTGCTCAAGAACGTAGAATCCCACAGAAGAACTCTAAAACAGCTATCTTCCGTAGATTCGATAACTTGGCTGATGCTTTAACACCACTTACAGAAGCGGTAACACCTGCTTCTGAACAAGTAACTAAATTTGATATCTCAGCTGTAGTATCACAATACGGTAAAGTAGTTGAGTTATCTGATGATGTTATCATCACAGTACAAGATCAAACTGCAAACGAAGTAGCTGACATGTTGGCACAAAACATGGCTTCTACATACGATAAGATCATCAGAAACATGCTTGTAGCAACAGCTGCGCAAATTGACTGCCTAAACGGCGTTAATGGTAATGCGATCACTGAAGTTACAACTACAGATCTAGAATTAGCCGTAGACTATCTTGAAGGTAACAATGGTAAGAAGTTGTCACCAAATCAAGAAGGTACTAATGCGTTCGGTACAGCTCCAGTTTGGGCAGCTTATTGGATGATCATTTCTACAGCTCTTCGTACAGACTTTAAGAACTTATCAAATTTCAACCCAACTGCTGACTATCCACGTCAACAATCTGTGCTTGAATCAGAGTTCGGAGCTTGTGATGAAGTTCGTCTTGTTAAAACTTCTGAAGCATATGTAGACAATACAGTATCTCCAGCAGTTTATTATAACTTGCTATTCGCTGCTAACGCTTATGGCCGTATCACTATTGATGATGTTTCAATGGAAATGATCATCAAACCTCTTGGAGCTGGACAAGATCCACTTAACCAACGTCAAACTATGGGTTGGAAAGGTCGTCTTGGCGCAGTAATCCTTGACGATTCTTGGTGTATCGCTTTACGAAGCACAAAAGGTTAGGAGGTTATTATGACAGCTAATATTGGTACTATTGCTAATAGATTCTCTGGATTAAGAGAATTAAGCCAAGTAACAAATACTTATGGCGGATATTTGATCTCTGATGGATTAGCAACTGACTTGGTTCTACCATGGCAGGCTGATAGGTTAGAACTTTATAACTATTCAACTGGAGCAAATCCAATCAATTGGTTTAGAGATATGCCAGCTGGAACTGCTATGGGCGGTGGTTTAGGATCAGGAAGTTCATATGGTTATGCATATGCTTTAACTCCACAAACTGTAGCAAGTTATACAGCACTCGGAACAGGAGAAGTCTTGTTCGATGCAGTAGGACCTTCTTCAGGAGTTTCAACTACTTTGGGTCAAGCAGATATTGTTGTAGCAAATGCTGGAACATATTTGGTTAGCTTTTCAGTATCAGGAACAGGACCTAACCAATTTGCAATTTTCGTTAATGATGTACCACAACCTTCAACTGTTGGTGGTTCAGGAGCAGGAACTCAGCAAAATACTATCAGTTCTATTCTTACACTTCCAGCTGGAGCAGTTATCAATCTTGTTAACTACATCACTGGTTCAGGTGTTGGTTTAGCTACAACTGTAGGCGGATCGGCTGCAAACGTTACAGCAAATGTAACTATTAGCTCACTTGGATCAACTGTTGGTTCTCAGATTCTAACTAATGGTATCACAATTGATAACCTATTAGGTGGATTCACTAAAGAACAATTAGTTATTTCAGGTATTACAGCTGCTACACCTCCTGTTATTACCACAACAACAAATCATAACTTAAGCAACATGGATAGAGTTGTTATCACAAAAGTCATTGGAACAATGGCTCAGTCAGTTAACAATAATACCTATGTTGTTCAAGTTCTTTCACCAACCACATTCTCATTATATGACACGTATGGAGTTCCTATCACACTTGTTGGTACTTACACATCAAGTGGACAGGTAACAAAGATTGGTCCTCTTTTGGGAGATGTTACTGAGCCAATTAGTCCAGCTGTGCGTCACAATGCGATCATAGATTATCCACCAGAATTTCGTTTGCTCTTAGGAACATCCGTTGTTGGAAGTGCCGGTAATGTAATTTATTTTGAAGCAACGCAAATGAATGCTTACTTCAACTTAGGCAATTTAGTTTAACTAAAAATAGGTGGGGATGAATTTCCCCACCCATTTCAAAACATGAGGAAAAATGGCAAAAATACCTGTAACAAAAGAAGAATCAAAAGAATTAGAAAAACCTTTTGATTTCGATACTTTCGAATGCAAAACGCTTGATGATTTCAAGTTATGGAATCTACATGCACATAGAGCTTTCCGTGAAGCTAAGAAACATAATATTAAAGCTAATCCGCCTATCCCAGTTAGATGTCCGGATGAAAACTTTCATAAAAAAATTAAAGTTAAATTTCAACGTTTTGACCAACCAGAAAACGTTCTTAAACTTCATGTAAGAAATAGTGAAATTGATTGGAAAGGCCAGTTAAAACCAGGATGCGTTTATGAACTACCTTTACCAGTTGTTAGATTCCTTAATCGTCTAGCAGTACCTATCTTTGCTGAAGTTAAAGTTAATGATGGTGGTGAAGTTAAAACAGAGACAAAACAAGTTGGCGAAAGAAACAGATTCTCATGTCATGCACTAGAACTAATGTAGGAACATATGCCTATACCTGCTTCAGATATAATAAACATAATAAGAAACGTAACGGGAAGGGTTGATCCATCTGACCCGTTATTTACTGACACAATAATGCTTCAATATCTTAATAACTTTATTGTGCAGTTATCAAGTCAAGACATACGCCTGTTTAAGAATATGACTTGGCTTGAGTTTGATATCTCTCCTATAACACCTAATCCTTATCCAATAGACTTGCAAGTACTAAAACTAACTACTATTGGACCTCCAGCATATTGTCAACTTATTCCTATAGTAAAAACAAATACGATTACAAACGTGAACCTTGTTGGTTTGATAGATGGTGTAAATACTGTATTCACACTTCAAGCAACTCCATTCATTGTACCTCTTACTTTTGAGGTTACAGGTTCAAGTCCTGCTCAAGTAATGACTGATGATGGCTTAGGAATGTTTACTGGAAATGGTGTAGGAACTATTAATTATAACAGCGGTCAAATTGAAATAGTTTTCAATAATCCACCAGCAATATCAAGCACTGTCCAAGCTACATATGATTATGAATTACCAAACCAAATACCACAAATACAATCACCTCAATTTTCTCTAGATATGGCTTGGTATGAAAACCCTGAATTATTTTACCAACACTGGCCTGATAGACTCATATTCACACCTCAAAGACCTACTGCGGTTTTATATTACAATAATGCTTTAACCTTTCGTGGCCCACCAAATAGAGAATATCACATCAAGATACAAGCCTATCACGAAGAAGTTTCATTTGGTGGTTTGTTGGATGTAGGAATTGACTATCTCTATAGATACCTAGCTTACGGAACTTCACTTGATATCTTTTCAGACTTTGGCGAAATGGATAAATGGCAAGATATCTATCCTGCATATACACGTTATAGATCACTTGTTTACGCAAGAACATATTCTCAATATCAAAATCAAAGAACTACACCGGAGTTTTAATTATGACATTCATTGTAGTCGTTCCAAATGCTGGTCAATCTCCAGGTTTATTTCCATCTCAAGCTAACGCTAACTTCCAAAGATTAGAAACAATCATCACAGGTGATCATGTATTTAATGCTTCAGCAGCTCCTAATGATGGTTTACATAAACAAGTAACATTAGTTAATCGCATAGATCCCGTCGGATTATTACCTAGCGGTACTAACTCCATGGTTTATGGTAAAACTGCTAGCGATTCTGTTAATGAACTCTGGTTTTATGATGCAATAACACCAAGGCAGCTTAACTGGAGGCAATTATCAGGTATTGTTGCTGTAACTACTTCTATTGTAGGTATTGCTGCGATTCCTCCTAATTGTTATGGGGAAATTTTCCTAATGTTAGATCTGACAGGAACTGGAAAACAAAATATTATTCAAGCGGGAACGTTCGTTTCTAATGGTTCAAAGACATATGGATATTCTTATGCTGAAAAAGCAATTGTCGGAAGTGGAGCACAAGAAATTCTAAGATTAGATTTAACAGCAGCAAATGGATTGATATTAGGTGTTTCTAATCAATCAGGTTCAGCAGCTTTAAATGCGAATTGGACTTATAAAATATTCTTAAGGCAGATCTAATGTCATACACTCCATATCTAGTAGCAAACTTTGCATCAGGCGTTAACAAAAGGCTACAACCATGGCTTTTGCTTGATGATGCACAAGAGGAATTGCTTGATGGTTATGTATTTCGAGGAGTGATGTCAAAACGCCCTGGATATAATTATTATGCTGATGGTTTGGAAAATGGGCAACCTTATACAGAATCACGGATTGTTAACAATATACCTGTTGAGCTTATTGGAACAGGTGATTTTACAACTTTAGTATTTGATTTTGTATTAGCTAATCTACCTATAAGAAGAGGTACAGTAGTTGTTTCTTATACTACAGGTGCAGCTCATACAGCTGTAGATGATGGTTTAGGTTTAATAGGACACTTCACTGGAGTTAACGTTGATTCGCTATTATCAACTATTGACTACACAACAGGAGCTGTACATCTAGTATTTACAGTACCTCCAGCTGCTGTTGCAATCAATGCAAACTATGATTACTTTCCTGATCAACCGGTTATGATGATAGCCAACTTCATCACTTCAACAAACCAGAAGCAAATGATTGTTGCAGATGAAAGCTTCCTTAATATCTATGATCCTAATTTTAATATCTTAAGATCATTATCAAGAAGTGTTCTTATTACAGGCATAAGCAATGCTAATCCAGGTATTGTAACAGCAGCAAATCATGGTTTAGTTACAGGGGATTCTGTATTTATTTCAGGTATTTCTGGAATGACTCAGGTTAACAATCAAACTTATATTGTCACAGTCACAAGCCCAACAACCTTCACTATAGTTGATACTTCAGGCTTCGGTGTTTTTACACTTGGTTCTACAGGTTTAATGGAACTTGTATATACAGGTTCAAAGTTTGACTTCTTCTCATGGGTAAACTATCCAGATCAATTTGGCAATCCTCGGCTTTTATTTAGCAATAATGTTAACCAAATCGGATATTATGCACCTACACTCAACCCACCCGTTGCTGGTTACCTTACTGTTGGTGATTATGTTAATTATCCTACGCCACTTACTCCTCCCTCGCCTGCCTTACCTTATTTTTTCATGGTTGCGGACGATGGTACGACGCCTATTACAACCATCACAGCCGCCCAGCTTGTTGTCAATCAGGACAGACTTCTCATGCTTAGAACAACCGAAAATGGAGTTGTCAAGCCCCATAGAATCAGAATCAGCGGAATGGGAGCTGCATCGGATGATTTTAGAACATCAGCTACAGGCGCAGGAACAATTGATATCCCTGATGCAAGCTGGATACAAGGGGCGTCATTCAACCGTGGTGACCTCATCATATTTACTGAACTTTCAACCTGGGTGCTTCAATATACAGGCGATGACACAGTTCCCTTTAAACTTAAGCAGATTGATGAGTCAAGAGGATCGGATGCTCTCTTCTCAGTCATTACATACCTAAACAGAACAACAGCAATATCTCCTAGAGGTATGATCCAATCTGATGGATATAAAGTTGAAAGGCAAGATGAAGAACTTCCTGATTTTTCTTTTAATGAAATAGATCAGAAAAACTTCGCTCTATGTTTTGCTGGAAATGTTGATGAAGATCGTGATCATTATTTATTATATCCTCAAACAGGTCAACCAGTAGATGATGTGGTTTCAACCAGGATTTTAGTCACAAACTATGAAGAAGATAATTTTAGCTTTTATCGTTTACCTCTTTCTTGCATGGGCACTTTTGTTAATTCTTTTGACATTACTTGGAATGATCTGTTGCAATATCCAAACTGGGCAGCGTTTGCGGCAGATTATGGAAACTGGAATTCTTTTGCTTATTCCGCCGGCTCTCCTATAAGCATTGGTGGTGGTCATCATGGCGAGATATGGCGATTGAACGTTTCTGAACAAGAAGATAATCCTGTAAGAATACGTAACATTACCAAAATCGATTCTACTACCATACAGGTAACTACCGACTGGAATAATTACAGCTTCAATCCAAACGACCAAACACTAGGTGCTGATACCATCTTCCTTACAGGTGTTTTAGGAATGCTTGAGGTAAACAATCAGCAATACAAGATAGTAAGTACTACAGGACATAATGTCTTCAATCTTACTGTACCTTCTTCAGCAGCATTTTCTGCATATACCTCAGGTGGAATAGCCGTCAGAGTTATACCTTTTCTTTCTCTCTTTAAGCAATTCAATCCATTTGTTAGCCTAGACCAGAAGGTAAGATGTGGCTGGCTTTATATGTATGTTTCTACCTCAGATACTAAGTTAAAGAATGATATTTTATTGTTAGGAGCAACACAAGCAAATCCAGGTGTGATAACTACTTCAGAACAGCATGGCCTAGCAACAGGCAACCAGGTTTCATTCTTTGGTTTAGGTGGGATGACTCAGCTAAATGATAACTTCTATTATGTCACGGTTCTTACGCCAAATACTTTCTCGTTAAATGATACTGACACCACAGCATTTACACCATATACTTCAGGTGGATATGTAGCTATTCCGGTAAAATGCAAGGCTATAATAGATGTCATCACTAATGACAATGACTCACGTTCAATACCTACAAACTTAAGCGCAAACGCATATCAAGGCTTAGTGACAAATCTTTCTTTTGAAGTTGGAAGCAAAAAGTGGTATAAGGTTTATATAAACCAAGTTGGTAAGTTCATACAGTTTCGTGTGAGAAATCTACAAGCAGGTGCACAGATTTCAATACATGCTATAATGCCAGGCTTTCAAGGATTGGGTAGGTTAGTATAATGCCATTTCTATCTCTAAACTACAACTTCGGTGCAGATTTAAGAAATGAAAACCCTGATCTGTATCGCCAGCTTTCAGAAATGTATAACTCAATCGCTGGAGTGCTTAACACAAAAGTTTCAAAGTATGTCACCAATGGGTCATCAAGGCCAAATGTTGATGCTCCCGCAAATAGCCAATTAAATGCAAACTATGAAATTGGCGATATTTATGTGCGAACAGATACTAATAGAGCTTGGATCATGACAAGTAGAACAACAATAACAGCTGTCACTTGGACAGTAATAACCTAAATGTAAAGCAGCTTTACATTGGAGATTTTATGGCAAATTGGTCATCAGCAGCAAGTGGCGCAGTAAGTGGAGGAGCAGCAGGATCAGCGGCTGGTCCATGGGGAGCAGTAGCTGGAGGTATTGTTGGTGGAGTTACTGGTTTATTCTCTAAAAAGAAGAAGAAAAACAAAAAGAAAAGCACTTTAGATCCTCAGCAACAAAAGTTATATAACGACACAAATGATGCAGTTTATAATAAAGGTCCTTTAGCTGATTTATATAATTATGATGCTGAAGCCGCTAATAGAAACTTTGATCTAAATGAAGCTGCTCCAGCTAATAGAAACTTTAAAGAAAATACTGTGCCAACTATTACCGGAAATTTTCGTGGTAAAGGTTTACAGAATAGTTCTTATGTCGGTGAAGCTTTAGCTAGAAGTGGAAGAGATTTAAATGAAAATCTAAATGCTAAAAGATCTGCAATGCAATTTGCTGGTCAAGAAAATGCTAAAACAAACAAAAGAAATGCTATCGAGAATAACATGAATAGAAATACTCAAGCATATGATAAAGCTCCACAAGAACCAAGTACTATAGACCAAATTCTTAACAGCATCGGACCAACAGCTGGTGAATGGTTAAAAGATTATATGAATAAGAAAGGCCCAAATACCGCATTAAATGGTGCTAGCGGATCGCAATCACGTGCAGCTGTAGGAAGTCCTCAAGTTTTTAATAGAAGCGTAGGAGTGATGTAATATGCCTCAAATTCAAACATATGATTCTTCACGTAATCCAAGAACTGAAGCAACGCAGCTAGAAAGTACTTTAGCTAAATATTCAAAACATTATGGTGATCAATACGCTGAAGAAAAAGAAAACGATGCTTTGAAAGATATTTATGGTAAATACACTTCAGAGAAAGCTTCATTAAGTGAAACTGTAGCTGCTCTAGAATCTAAAAAAGGTGTTTCACCAACTACCAAAGTTAGAGCTATAGGTAATCTTCTTGAACTTGGTAAACAGAAAGAAGCAAATCATAAAGCTCAAGTACAAGCTGCAAAAGATCAGAAAGCAGCTGATGCAAAGATAGGACAAGTAAGAGCTATAGAAAAAGCTAGAGGAATGGAAGTTGGTTCTTTAGCAGCTTATGAAGATAATCCTAACCTCGCTAATAGCATTTCAAAACCTAAAACTACTAGAGCTGGTGATCAACCAATAAGTCCGGAACAGCTTGATAAAATTCAAAAAGTAAGAAAGATGGAAGGATTTGATTCATTTACTCCTTCTCAAGTTTACAGAGCTTTGACAGATAATGGTGTTTCTAAAGAAAATGCTGAAGCAGAATCAAAACTACGTGCAGAAGAAACAAAAAATGATCTTGGAGTAGAAAGAAATAAAGAAATTAACAAAAAACAAGCAGATGCAGACTTTTCATTTGTAAAATATCAAGATGAAAATGAACAACAAATATTTAAACATCAAGAGACTCTTGAGGCCGCAAGAAAACTAAATAGAGAACATGTGACTGGGGGATTATGGGATCAAGCTATGCAAAAAGCAGGTCTCTTAAACTTTACTTCTGAGGGTTTTAGGGAATATGCAAGTTATTCAAAAGAATCTGTAAAAAACTCTAATATAAAATCCATTATTGGTTCTCAAATATCTGCAATGGAATTTGGTTTTTTTAGAGATGCGACCATAAGCGAAAGATTTTCTGAAGCTGCTAACGAAAAAATTCTTAACAAAGAAATGCTTGAACTAGAATATCAACAACTTTATGCAGATATTACAAAGAGATTTGTTAAGGATAATAAAGGAGAAATACCCGAAAGAATTCAAGCAAAAGTTAATGAGCAATTTAGGGAAGAAGCCAAAGCTATATCAGAAAAATGGAAAGAACAAGCTGAAGATTTTAAAGCTATTCAAAATGTTCCGAAAGGAATGGTTTTAATGTTTACGAAAAAAAGAAAACCATTGCATGTTCCCCCTGAAAAAGTCGCTGAAGTTCTTGATACAGGAGCTACTTTAAAATGAATAATCAGAGAGATTTAGATAAAGAAGATTCTGGAATAGATATTTATGCTCAATATCGTCCTAAAGGATCTTATGAAAAAAAACCATCGGTTTCAGATTCAGAAGATGTTGATTCAGGTATTGATGTTTATGCTCAATATCGTCCAAATCCTCAAGAAGTACAAAAGGCAGAATATGAAAATGCTGCTGAAAAAGCTAAATATGGCGATTATTCTAGAATAGGTGATGAAGAAGGACAGAAAGAAATCAGACAACAGATTCCAAAGGGAATACTTATTGGAGCCGGTGGTGCTTATGGTAATTTATTAGAATTAGTAGGTTTGAAAAATCGACCAGAAATAAATGAAGAAGATTTAACAGAAGCTGAAAGAAATCCTGAAGCTCAATATTTCTCTGATGAATCACTAACTCCAAAAACAGGTGGTTTTCCTACTTCAAAAGATCTAACAGAAGCAAATGATCTTCTTGGAGGACCAGGTAAGCCTAAAACTCCTGAAGGTAAAGCAGCAGAAAGAACATCTCTAATTTATGGAGGAGGTTTACCTTTCTTACAATTTAATCCTGCTCCAGCTATTTTAGCTGGAACTGCTGGTCAGATAGCAGAAGAAGCCGGAGGTGGTCCTCTAGTCCAAGGTGCAGCAGAAATTGTAACTTTGTTATTAACTCAAGGAAGAAATGCACGACCTGTTTCTTCTGTAAATCAAGCAAAACAAGATATCATAACTGGATTGCGTGATCTTGGATATTCAGAAAAAGAAATTACTTTAGCTATCAATGCTCAATATGCAAATGCTTTCACAAAAGCAATAGCTACGAAAGGAGTTAAAACAGAAGAGGCTTTTGAACAGTTTGCTACTCATTCCGAAGACATGGTTAATAATATTCTAAGATCAGAAGTGCCAGGAATTGAAAAAGGAAGCCAGAAAGTACATGAGTTAGCATCTGATGCTTATGGTCAAGTCGTTCAACAAGCAGCAAATATTCCGATAAAAAATACTGATAAGTTTTTTGATGCAATGCACGATACTGTGAATGAAGTTAAGAAAGTTTTAGGGCATAATAAAGATGCGAAGAATTTTATCATAGAACTCACTGAAGACACTCTTGAAGTAATCAATAATCCTAATGCAGAAACAATGATTAATTTTTATAAAAGATTAAATTCTCTTGGGAAATGGGTAGGAAGAGTTCAAAAGGATAGAATTCTAACTAAAGTTAAAAACTCCATAAAAGATACCTTTAAATCTGAAGGAAAAGCTGGTCAGCAACTTGCTGAAGATTTCGAAAGAGTAAACGCAGGTGTGCAAAAAGCTTTCAAAGCTGAAGATGTTAACAACTTAATCCAAAAGACAAAGTCACAAGATGGGATGGATTTTAAGAAGCTTTATAAAGTTTTTGATGATCCTGAAAATGTAAAATTGTTTGAAGAAGTTTTAGGTCCTAAACAAGCGAAAAACATTCAAACTATTGCTAGAACTGGCAAAGAAATAAAGAATTTTGATACTTCATGGAAAGTTGTAAATAGTGTTAGTGGTAAGGTGAATGTTGCTTTTGCTTCATTAGCAGGATATCAAGTAATTAATGGAGATTTTGAAGGCTTAGCTAAAACTATAGCAGTTAAAGGTGGAACAAAACTTGTAGGTAAACTTGCAGAAAAATCTTTAACAGATCCAAATTATCAGAATATTATGATAAAGATTCTTCATGCAATAAAAAATGAATCACCTAGAACTTTTAGATCTTCATATGAAGCATTAGACAAATATCTAAAAGATGAAGGGATTGAAATTGATTTGTTCTAATCATCATATAGTAAAATAGAAATCAATATAATTGCTAATATTGGGGTCATTTTTTACTCCTTTCTTCTATAGCACACATACGTCCATGAAAATCTTTCATTTCCATATGTATAGCAGTTAATTTTGTATCTGTTTGAATATATAAAGCAATAACAGTGCCTAAATTAGTGGCTATTACCGCAAAGACAGTTAACACCTGAGTCCAATCCATAAATATCTCCTTTTCTTTCATTCTAACATATCTCACAAATTAGCGTAAGTCCGAGACTTTTTTTTAATAGAAATCATAATCTTTTTTGAAGACAAACAATCTCCTCATGCTTTATATGTAAAGTAATTATTTTAATAATATACAACATTAAGGAGCTATATGACTCAAGGCAAATCACCAAAACAATATCTAGGCGTAAAAGCACCATTACCACCAAACATTATAGAAGCTAAAAGAGCACCGATTAGCACGGATAGAGCTTATGTTATTGGTGACATTTGGGTTGATACTTTGCATGGAGCCTCATATCAAAACTATGGTGGTGGTCTTTGGTTAGTGCTTGGTTTAGGTATTGTCGGAGCAGTTGATACGATCACAGGTACAAGCGGAGGCCCAATCTCGCCGGTTGCAGGTAACGTATCTATTCTTGGTACTGCTAATCAGATAGTTTTTACAGGAACAGCAGGAACATTAACTGCATCTCTAGTCGGTCCATATACTCCCGCAACATATACAGCACATGGTGTTCTAATAGGCGAAGGTTCTTCTTCTATAGTTGCTTCAGCAGCCGGAACAAATGGTCAAGTTTTAACAGCAAATACTGCTGCTGATCCTGCTTTTGCAGCAATAGGTACAAAGTCAGGTTTAACAGCTGGCGGTGTTGTTTTAGCAGCAGGCGCAGGTGCATTTACAGCCACAGCAGCCGGAACAAATGGTCAAATTCTTACAGGATCTACTGGTGTTTCTCCTGTATTTTCAACATTGCTTCTAGGTCCTGGTTTAACAACTGTTCTTGGTGCAGGTACATTGACATTAAATGTTGCTTCAGGTGGTTATCAAGTTAGTTCAGTTGCAGGAACTTCTCAACAGATAGCTGCTGGATTTGCTTATATATCTAACAATGCTGGTTTAACCACATTTACATTACCAGCTGTTGCTCCAGTAGGTGCGGCATTTAGAATTATCGGTTCTGGTGCAGCATTTTGGACAATTGCTCAAAATGCCGGCCAATTAATTAAGTTCAATGCAGTGGTAACAACAACTGGTGTTACAGGTTCTATTACATCTACTCAAGCAGCAAATTCAATTGAGATCATGTGTACAGTTGCAAATACTACTTGGACTGTGATTAATGAATCAGGTGCTCAATCGGCTTACACAGTAGCATAACTTTAACTTAGGATTTATATGACTACATACAATCAAGCAATCCTCAAGAAAGATGCTAATAAGAATGTTATCCAAGAGTCATATCATTCAGATATGGCTTTCTTAGCCGATTATACAGTTCCTACGGCTGTTTATATGGCATATGCTAGACCTGGAGCTTCTCAAAGTGCTGCGGTCTGGCAGCTGGCTTTATATACTTATAACGTCGGTGGTAAGTTGTTATCAGTTACATGGCCTGAAGCGGCTAATGGCGCAGCATCTAGTGAGTTTATTTTTACATGGTCTGGAAGAGCTGGATACACATACGCATAGGAAGTTAAATGACTAGTGGTTTAAGTCCTAAAAATCCTTTAAAGTATACAGGTCCAAATGTCTATCTTTCTGTAGTAGTAAACAGAAATAGAGAACCTACAGGAGCGGATTATAGGCAACCTGAGACAGGAAGACTTTATGCTTTAAATTCTTTCTGGTTAATTGGGAATAATCCTACTACAGGTGTTGAGGGAGATCTTTGGTATTTATCTAAAATAGTAGCAAACGTAGCCTTCTGGTTAAAGTTTGGTACTTCAATATCTGGTCTCTTCAGTATTAACGTTCCTTTTCCTGGAGGTCCTACAAATGTCATACCTACTTTAGGTGGATTAATGACATTTACTTCTACAAGTGGAACAGTTTCTATTAGCAGTACAGTTGCAAATACGATTAACTTTGATGTAACAGGCGGTCCTGTTGTTGAGCATTTAACCGGTAATTCTGGTGGTATACTTAATCCGATAGCCAATAACTTTAATATTCTCGGCACTGGTAGTATTGGTATTGCTGGACTAGCTGCAACATTAACAGTGCAACTTACAGGTCTTAATAATCATTCAGTCTTAGTTGGAGCTGGAACACCAACAATTACATCTTTAGCCGTTGGTACTAATGGACAAGTTTTATTAGGAAGCACAGGAGCTGATCCTGTATTCGGTACACTTACAAGTTCTGATAGTTCAATTGCGTTTACAACTGGAGCTGGAACATTAAGTCTTCAGGTAGCAGGCGGAACAACAACCGGTAAAACAATTACAGGCAATAATGCTGTAGCACTTTCTCCAACAGCTGGTAATTGGAACATCTTCGGTGCTTCTACAGCAGCTGGAACAACACCTGTATCAACTTTTGGTGCAGGAAGTACCCTTACAGTCAATGTTCAAAAAGCTCAAGCTATAGCTTTAACAAATGCTACAAATGTTGGTTTAGCTGCTTTTAACTCAGCAGAATTTACTGTAGATGCCAACGGTTTTGTCAGTTTAGTGGGAAGTGGAGCAGCATTAGAAACAGTTACAGGTAATGATACACTTAGTGTTGTGCCTTCTTCTGGAAATATCAATCTCTTGGCAGCTGTTGTTACTAATGGCACTGATCCGACAGCTCTCTATGTTAAAAGAACAGCTGCAAGCACTGAAACAATCGATGTTCAAGTAGCCGCAGCAAATGCAACATCTCTTGTTACTAAAGCTGGATTAGCTTCTTTTAACTCTACTCAATTTACTGTTGACGCTAATGGTTTTGTCGGTTTATTCGGTGGAACTACAGCAGGTATTTTGACAATCAATAGTATAGTGCCTAATTCTTCAGGAAATTTCAATCTGCTTGGCACTGCAAATCAAGTAGCTATCACAGCTGGAGTAAACCAAGATACTATCAGTTTGATAGGTCCTTATACACCTGCGACATATCCCATTCATAGTGTTCTAGTTGGAGAAGGCACAAGTTCAATAGTTGGTGTTGGTCCTAATGCTGCTTCAGGTATTCCATTAATATCTCAAGGTGTTTCAGCTGATCCAATATTTGGAACTGCTGTTGTCGCAGGAGGAGGAACTGGAGCTGTAACCTTTACACCATTTGCAGTAATTACAGGAGGAACAACAGCTACAGGTCCACTTCAAAACGTAGTAGGTTTAGGCACAGCAAATCAAGTCTTAACAAGTAATGGTGCAGGCGCACTTCCTACCTGGCAAAATAATACTTCATTAGGAAACGTATCAAATTTCACAGTAGATACAACTGTTGGAGGTGGAGTTAATCCGGTAGTTCCTAATTCTGGAAATATCATCATAACTTCAGGCCCTTTATTTGCAACAGGTACTCAAGCAAATGCTTTAAGGACTGATACAACGGCGGCTAATGTAGTAGCAATTGAATTACAAGAAGCAGGCACTTCCAATGGTTTAATTCCAATTCCTAGCAATTATGGTGTTGCGCAATTTAACAATGCCAATTTTACAGTTTCTGCCGGTTTGGTAACTCCTTTAGCAATAACGATAAATACAGCAGGTATTATCACTGGTGGAGGAACTGTTAATCTAGGTGGAAGTATAACCCTTTCAGCTTCAGGCGCAATATTCCCTTGGAGTGATAAAGCTGCATCATTCAATGCACTATCTAATAATGGATATTTTGTTACAGGAGTCGCCACAGCAACATTACCGGCAGTACCAGCAGAAGGTGACACAATAGATTTTATCGTAGATACAGCAAGTTTATTAACTATACAGGCAAATACCGGCCAAAAAATTAGGCTAGCAACAAAGTTATCCGCAGCCGCCGGAACAGCAATAAATACACAGCAAGGTGATGCTATAGAACTTGTTTATAGACTTACAACAACCACATGGTTAGCTCAGAATGCTAACGGTGGATGGAATATAACCTAGGAAATATCAAATGACTTTATTCACTACAGCAGACAATAACTACGGCACATCAAAATGGATTGTCGATCCGCAGCCTGGACAAGGCACTCACACCACTATACAAGCGGCCATAAATACTTCCGTGTCAGGAGATAATATTTTCGTTCGCCCAGCCACATATACAGAAGATTTGGCTTTGAAAATAGGTGTCAACATTGTCACTTTCAGAGGTAATGGCAATACTGGAAACGTTATTATTATCGGAAATGCAACTTTTAGTGGAGCTGGACAAGTAAATATTTCTTCGATCAGACTTCAAACTAATAGCAATTTCTTTCTTACCGTATCAGGTGCTAACGCTTCTGTAGTAAATTTGATAGATTGTGACTTAAGACCTCAAAATAATACAGGGATAAGTTTTACTTCTTCAAACGCTGCATCTACAATCAGTTTAATAAATTGCACTGGAAATATTGGAAATGCCACTTCAGCAATTTATAGCATGACATCACCTGGAACATTGTTTTTTGATTATGTAAATGTAAAAAATAGCGGTGCTTCTACTGTTCCTTCTTCAAATTCTGCTGGATTAGTTCAACTACTTTGCTGCACTTTTCTTTCTCCTTTTTCTACAACAGGAACAGGAATCATTACAAAAAACTTTACTATTGTCGATTCATCAGCACAAAACGTCACATCATTAACAACAGCAGGAACAGGAACATCAGTCATCAATTTCGGTGGTAATTTTTCTGGTACAGCAAGTGCTATTTCGATTGGTGCAGGAACAACGGTTACTGCTAGCACTTCTCTTATATCTAGTTCTGCTACCAATGCGGTTACAGGTCTTGGTACATTTCAATCTGCACTTGTTGAATATACAGGCTCATCTGTTGTAGATAACGTAACAACATTAACGCCTTTTACGATCCAAGCTGTTTCAGTAAGACCTAATGATATAATTGCCGTTAATGCTCAGAAAAACCTTTATGGAATTGCTAATGGAACAACTGGTCAAGTATTAACAGCTACAACCGGATCGGCTCCTGCATTTGCAAATGCTGTAGATCTTCACGTAGCTAGATATATTGTAAGTGCAGGGGGAGCAGCTGATGGAGCTAATTTTACTACTATAGCCACAGCCTATGCCGCAGCCGTAGCAGTAGGTGCTCCACAAACAGTCTTTGTTCAACCAGGATCATACACAGAGAACATAACATTAACTCCTGGTATTGACATTACAGCATTTGGTTGTGATAATTCCCTGAACGGAACAGGTAATGTTAAGATATTAGGTACTCTAACTCTAACCACAGCCGGCAGCGTTACCATATCAGGCATACAATTACAAACAAATAGCGCTGCATTGCTGGCCGTTACTGGCAGTGCTGCATCGATTGTTAATTTGAATAATTGCTATTTGAATTGCACTAATAACACTGGGATTACGTATTCATCTTCCAATGCAGCATCCGCTATAAATATAGAATATTGCCATGGTAATATCGGTACAACTGGTATTTCATTATTCACAGCCTCCTCAACAGGCATGTTGAGTATTAACTATTCAAAAATAACTAACACAGGTTCATCAACAACAGCTTCTACGATTTCAAGCGGCAATTTGAATGTTAATTGGACTGCATTTAATATACCTATAACCACCTCATCAACAGGGACAATTGCCTGTTTATTTTGTAATGTTGATAATGCTGCAACTAACACCACCTCATTAACACTTGGGGGAGGATCTATAAATGTAGAAAATTCATATATATCTTCAGGAACAGCTTCAGCCATAAATATTTCCGCAGTAGCTTCCAATGTACTTAATAATGTAATTTCATCTTCAAATACAAATGCGATTACAGGTTCAGGCACTATTGGTTATTCAGGTCTTTCATTTATAGGGGGATCGACAACAATAAATGTAACTACTCAAAACGTATCTGGAACTCTTCAAGGATCAAAAAATACAGCTCCTACAGCAGGGTTCTTAGGTGAGCAAATAAGATCATTTATACCTTTCGCATCTGCTGTTTCACAACCAACCTCAAATGTGCCTGTTAATTTAACAAGTATATCTGTAACAGCTGGTGTTTGGGATATTAGTTGTATAGCTCAACTTCAATGTACTGGATCTACAACTCAACAATTTGTTGGAATGAATCTAACAAGTGCAACTCTTGCAATTACTGGAGATAATACAATTTCAACAGGTGCAGCAGCTATAATTGGTCAAAATTCTGGACTATCTATCCCTGCTTGGAGACAAACATTTTCTACAACAACGACTGTTTTTTTAGTTATAAATTGTATATTTACAACAGGTACTGTAAGTTCATGGGGAAGAATATCAGCTACAAGAGTCGGTTAATAACATCCTGTACATACATCTGATGCATCATTGCTATTCATTTCTGAATGGCATATCTTGCATTTTTTATCATATTTTTTTTGTGTTTGGCATGGTGATTTGAAAATACATTGATAAACACTATATGTGATACAAAGAAAAAGTATAATACAGAATATATTAGAAACATAAAATTCTAAATTATCCATCACTCTCCACATATTTAATTTCATCCCAAGCAGATAAACGCCCTTCTAGATACCAATATAGACATGTTTCATCATCTGATTGATATTGGTGTTCCATATCCCAGATAATATTCATATTGATATATTCATCAATAGCATCGCATCTATCACAGGCGCATAAACAGATATGCGAGCATAGAAAAAAAAGCAGGCCATACCAGGTTAAAATTCTCATATATACCTATGATTTATATTTTGATGGACAGTCGCGATTACCGCATTTTTGACCAATTGGCCAGTACATATAGCAGTAAGGGCATTTCCATGATTTCTTATAATTGCTGGATGCATTGATTGATATGTAGCTTTTATATATATATAAGCCTGTTATATCCCTGTGGACTGTGCTTGCTTCTATCCACTGGTTATTGCCTTGATGGATGAGGAATGCAGCGTTGGATGATTTCAATTCGCTATTGTCTACGTATATTTTTTCTTCTGCGGATAATGCGGATATACATAAAAACGAAAGTAATATAAATTTCTTTAACATGTTAATCCTCAATCTTATTTAGGTTTATTATGTTATTTATCAGCCTTATTTTTTGATAGCTTTTTCTTTAGCTGATTTAGCTTTTCTTGCACGTGTCTTGGAAAATTCCTTATCCACTTTAACTTCCCACTTAGAATCTTTTTTAGCTGGTCCATGTTCTCTATGTTCACGTTGCACTGCTCCTTTTTCTTCTTGTTTAGCTAGAGTAGAGAATCGCTTCTCTCTAGTAGCTACTTTAAGAAACTCTTCTCTATCTCCCACTTTTCACCTATTTCTTTTTAGATTTTTCTTTTTTATCTTCTTTCTTCTCATAAGCTTTTGATTCTTTAGCTTCATGTTTCTTTTCTTTGCTTATAGGCTTTTTCATTTTTTTCCCTTTGGTTTTGATAATATTGACTTCTTCAACTTCTGATCGTCCTTGATCTGAGAGCGAAATTCCCGGTCGTCCTTGTTGATGTGTTTCACCAACTTGGCTTTCTCTGTTTTCTTCATGATTTTCTCCTGTAAAAACTACTGGTTCTGTTAATACAATTTCTTTGCCATACCAAAGCATTCTATCTCTTAGTTCTTTTTCTTGCTCTTCCCGGCTTTGCTGAACGCTATTGCTATCGCTTGCTTTTGTTGCTTTCCCGCTCTCACCTCTGTGGCAACGTTTTTTGAGATAACCTTTTTGCTCGAGCCTGTTTTTAGAGGCATATAATCTCCATTTATCTAGTGGCATATGGTTTAAATCTTCTTAATGTAACCATTTTAGCTACATACTTTTTTATGTTTCTACATTCATGACAACAGTATTTCTTCTGATTGTAATCTGTTTCGAAATAATCATTGCAGTTAAGACAATGTTTTTTGTATTTCATTTCGTTAAACTCACTGGAACACTAACGCTTGTTGTGGGTGTTGTAGTTTGAGCCTCTTCTATTAAATCAGTGGCTGTCCCATTTGTATGAGCCATTGTGATAGAATAGCTACATCCGGTGAGAAAAATAATTGAGCTAAATAGTAACGTTCTCATTTCTTCACTTCTTCAGGATGTATAATAGAAACATCTACACCTGTTTCTGCTTTGATTAAACCTTCTAATGCTTCTTCAGTAACTTTTTCTAATGCTTGTCCTTCTGGAGATTCAACTTCTTCTTTAAGCTTCTCGCAAGAACATCCACAAATACAAAGAGCAACCATCATGATAAATAGTTTCATACTTCCTCCGGTTTTTTTTGTTTATTTTTCCAGACATTAAACTTATCAAACAATCTCTTTTGATCTTCTAAAAGTATTTTAATAGCATTGCTAGCTGTCCAGTCGAAATGCTTCATCACAGTTCTTAAATATTCATGTGCAAGATATCTTTCTTCTTTTTCAAAAAGAGCTATAAATCTATCAATAATTTCTGAATCATCAATGTCATGTAGAACTGTAGGTTCACATGAATCATCTATAACCTCATCACAAATCACAGGAACGCTATCAGAAGCTCTTATCTCACCTTCCACATATCCAATGCCTATAACATCACTAAATAGCTGTCTAGCGAGCCTGCTTAGTGCTCTAGCAAAACACATATCTTTTGGCCACTTTGTCCATCCGCCACCTTGTTTAACAAGGCCAGCTTTTTGTGCTTCTGCAACTGAGAAAGATGCTGTAATCATTTCACCTGTGTCGCATCTTTTACCAACAAGAGTACATTCGGTATCTGAAGAGTTTTTAACGATAACTTGATGCCCTGCTTTGCGAATTAAGGCATTCATCATACGTGCAGATATTTCGGCTTTACCTTGTATGATATTTATTCCTCCATTTAATGCAGCCATTGGCGGAATACCCATTTCTCGTGCAGCAAGCATGATCATCATAACACCTGCTTCATCGCCTATGCCTTTATACATCTTGCTTGCGACTGCTTGTTTTGCCATTACGCTAAAAACCATCATTTCATGTTCTGAAGGCATCGAACTTCTGGATTGTACCGTAATTATATTACTAGTATCTGGCATTGGCCTCTCACCAGAAACTTGAATTTGATTCATTTTCTACCTATATTGTTCATACATTGGATTTGTAAACTTTTCTTGTTCCCATGCTGCTTGATCTTTAGCTTCATGATCACGAACATCATCTCCCCAATCTTTTCTAGAAACGAAGTTGCTCGGCCGTTTTCCAAATGCTTTTTCTGCGAATGGAACCGGGATAAGATTTTTTCGCCACTTGTCGAGCCTTTCTTGCATTACCTGACTTAGCTTTTCCATTTTTTAATCCTTGTGGAAGAAATGATTGTACACTCTTAAGACGCTGAAAAAAAAACCATCATCTGGAGGATATTCAATAAGTTTAGGCTTCTTACCATTCTTATTTAGATGTAGGAATATGATTCCACTAATTTTATGCCCTGCTTGTGTTGCTAAATAGTAGTAAGCTTCACCTTGTGCTTGCCATGTCTTTGATGGTTTTGAGGAAGTTTTGATGTCTACAATATAAAGTTTACCTTCTAGCTCTACTATCATATCGATTTGGCCGGTAATCTTGTGTGTATCACACCAGAAACGCTTCTCCATTTCTATTAACTTTCGGCCTTCACCCCACCATAACTTGAATGACTCAACATATCCCCAAACTTCATCGTCAATGCCAATCTCACCAATTCCAGACATTATCGCTTCACATATTTTATGAACTTTAGTTCCTCTTCTGGCAGCATTTTGTAAAACATCCGGTTTAATGTTTTGCAATCCAGAGAATGGATAAAGAATTTTTGTTACTCTTAAATAATTTTCTCTATCCATAAATTCTTTGTAATAAGAACATTGCTAAAAATATAACTAAAGCACCCATCAATACCCAGTAAATGTTGTAATCTTCTTCAGGCATAAACATAATATAAACTTATAAAAACAGCTGAGAAAGTGAAGAATCCGGCTATGATAACAATAATTATTAGCTTGAAAACATCAAACATTTCTCGCCAAAAAACTGACATAAGTCCCTATCAATTAAAAATTTTATTATCATTACCCTAGCAGAATGAAAATTCTTATGACAAGTCTTTTTTTGTATATTAGTAGCAAGAAAAGAAAAGGGAGGATATGATCTCGAAAACGAAATCAAAAATTATTTCATGGACAATATATAAACAAGTAAATACTTTAATAAAAAAAGCCCCACAATAATGTGAGGCTTAAGACAAGAAGAAAAAGAAGAAATTCCTGAAATCATTACCAGTGATTTTCAAGAAACATAAATAACCTGGACAATTCTACAGGAAACTTTAAATCTTACTATTTTTTTTGTCTATCGTAAAGTTTTTTTTATGAGGACAAATGAATTTCCAGACTCCAACTTCGCAAGAAGTTTTAGAACGTATTTCCCGTCATTGCCCCGAAGCCTTATCTACTTATCTACAATGTATCAATCGAGCAAACAAAGAAGGAAAGGTTGTGTTTACTCGTGACAAGGTTGAAATTGATATGTCTGAAAGTTGGCATAAATTCAAAAATAACATCAAAAAACTAGCTAGAGAAAATCTTCTTGAGTGGTATCCAGAAGTTTTAGCTTTAGTAGTAACATTGGCGGAAATAAATGAAGATGAGTAGTCACTTCGCATGTTGCGAGAAATGCTTTGATGAGATAGCCAAAACTAAAACATCCGCTTCTAAGCTATGGCTAGACCTATGTAATATTATGCTTATAAGAGGCGAAATATTCAGGATAGCCGGTGAAGACATACCTGAACTACGAATGCTAGAACTTAAAGGCTATCTATATTCTACAGATCTTCCTCGACATATTATTGTTAAAATTAATGGTCACATGAAAACAGAAGATGATGAAGATTTCTTTTGCATAAAACCGGATAAACATCATGAGTGAAACGAAGAAGTGTAGCAAGTGTCATAAGGTGAAACTGCAAATGCAAGATTTCTACCTTTGTGCCGGTGTATATAGAAGCGAATGCAAGAAATGTACTGTAAAACGAAATGTACGATATCAGCGTTTGCATAGAACTTGGAAACATAGATATGTTGATGATGACGCTAGGCGTGATTACATGCGTGAATATTACGCTAAAAACAAAGAGAAGTTTGCAGCATATCGTACTGAGTTTCGTGAGAAATATCCTGAGTATTATAAATGGTATTTCCGCAGAAGAAAAAATAAAAAATGAACGCTTTGCTTTATATGATAGAAAATACTATAGTGACCGCAGAAAAAGAAAACCCCGAACTTGACGGTTCAGGGTTTTTATGTTCTGCTACGAACGAGACAAATAAGATACCCTCGATCATAGCAGATTCTTCCATTTTGGACAATAAGGAATTTGCTATGACATCCGGATATATCAGAATACCTCGCTCACTTCTTACTGATCCTCTCTGGGAAACTCTTTCTCTTAAGCATCAAATGATTTTCATGAAAATTCTTGAGCTTGCTTGTTATAAACCTAGAAAATTTGATGATCACGGCCATATAATAGATTTAGAAATCGGTCAAATTTGCATTTCTGAAAGAGAATTAAAATCTAAATGTCATCCTCAAATTTCCCGCATAGATATTCAACGTTCTTATGTCAAATTAATTCTTGTCGGTTTTTTGCGCCAAGAAGTGAGCCATAAAAAAAGCGTTTTAACTATCACACATAAAGATACTTATGATCTTATTAAGAAAGCAAGTGAGCCAAGAAATGAGCCAAACTTGAGCCAAACTCGAGCCAAACTTGAGCCAGAAACTAATAAAGGAAAGAAAGTAAAGAAAGAAAAAGATACTTCCTTAAAGGTTTCAAATGAAACCAATGAAAAGATTTCTGTTTTTTCAAATGAAGTTCAGGAAATCGGAAAGAAGCTAATCGAAATCATGAAGTTAACAAATTCAGAATTTGAAATACCAAATCAGAAAATGTTAAAGGTTTATGATTCGATAGATAAAATCATTCGCATAGACAAAAAAACTCCTGAATTAATTCTTAAAGTGTTTACTTGGGCTATAAGCGATGAGTTTTGGTATCCACTCATGTTTAAGCCTGATCCTGCTGCCTTTCTTCGAAAGCATTTTCTTCAACTTGTGGCGAGAATGATCTCGAAACCAGCAAAGAAAAAAGCTATTGATTCTCTCGTAGTTCACGGAGAAATTTACTCTGGTTGGAAAGCTGAAGTGGAAGGTGATAAGCTTTCTTTTGTTATCCAAAATGGTCAAGCTTTACCTAAAATTTTCAAGAGAAATGATTCAAATTTTAGAGATAATTTTATTGATTTCGCCAATAAAATTGGAGTGCCATATGAGCTCTAATAAACTTTTGAGTAAGCTTGTTGGTAATAACAATTCCTTGTTAAATCGAAATGAAAATACTCGATTAATTCACTTCTTAATATCTAATGGTAAGAGCATTAAGTTAAATAAGCCTTCGTTAGAAAATGAAATAGAATGCTCTATATGTAATTGTAAAGAAGGTTATGTATGTATTAATGAACCTAAAGTAAGTTCTGAGTTATGTTGGTTCTGTTCAAATCCTGAATGTTTAAGTCTTTCAAGCGATTTGAGTAAGTTTAGTGAAAAGAAGAAATGGTATGATAAAATGCAAAAAGTCTGGAACAAAGATAACACTCATCCATTCAATGCCAAAAATTGGCATTTTGAAGGCTATGCAGTCGTTTATAATGACTCGACTAATACCAACATAGCCTGATGATAAAAATTGTGCTTAAAACGCGTTTAATGAGGTTTTATGAAATTTATAAGAACTAAACTAAGAAAATTGGTAAATCTTTCATGTGTTATTGGAATTTACTGTGATGAGTTGATAGATAAAGTAAATGAAGAAGATGTTTTTTATGCTATCAAAATTAAAACAAAAAATGGTGAAACATTCACGATCTTTCTTACTCAATACGAAGAAGATAGAGATCTATATTGGGAAGAATTAATTCATAAAATAAACAATAAAGGAGAAATTGTATGTTAGAAGTTTTAAACATTAACCCCGTTCACAAAGGTTCGCTAATTGCCACCTGTTCAGTGCATATCATACCTTGGAAAATCACTTTGCATGATATCAAGATATTCGAGAAAGGTGCTAATCGTTGGATTGGTTTGCCTGCTAAAGAATTTACCAATGATTCAGGTGAGAAGAAGTATACTGAACTAGTAACTTTTGACCATGATGCAATAAAAAATAGCTTTAGAAATCAAATTATGGGTGCTATAGATAAATACTTAGCTTCAAACCCTGATTTAAAGGTTGAAGATGCTATTAAAGAAGATGATTCTCTACCATTTTAAGAGGTTTTTATGCTTCATGAACATGCTATAACATACAAAGATCAGCTTTCAATAGCTGATCTTGAGTATATGATTAAGAAAGCAAATAGAATAGGAAAGGCTTCACGCCAGATTGTGGCTGTGCATGAAGAAAAAGATAGCGAAGGCGTACATGTATATTTTGATATTCACGGAGTATTATGAACCAAGAAGAGATGAAAGAAAGGTTTTACAAGAATGTTGCATATCTTCAGAAGAATATACCTCCGGATGATATTTATTTGTTTTCCGAGCAAACATTTATGGCATCCCTATTCTTTCTTAAGAAGTGGTCTGAATGGGTTTCTATCAATGAAGAGATGGAAAAATGTCCCATAACAAGAAAATGGGTAATAAATATATTAGCATTGGTAGAAGTTAGAGAGAAAAATATCGACTTAAACTTAGATCTTAACCTTGATAGTGTGGAAGAATGAAGATAGTTTTAGATGGTATTCCAGTATCACAAGCACGCATGAAGTTTGTTTCACGAGGTGGTTTTGGTCGAGCATATGATCCAAGAGCTAAAGAAAAAGAGATCATACGAAAGCAGATAATCGAATATAAGAACAATTGCTATCCTGATTTTAAAATGCTAGAGCATCCGAGAATATCATTCATCTTCCATATGCCTATATTAAAGTCATTGCCTAAGAAAGATCTTGCTAAGCATTCTACGGGTTTGCTTAAGCATGAAAAGAAGCCTGACGTGGATAATTTTGTTAAGTGTTACTTAGACTGTCTAGATGGAATAGTTTTTGACGGCGACCAAAAGGTACAACTTGGGGCATGTATAAAACTATTCCATCCTTTTCCTAAAACATTAATTGTTATACAGGAAGCATCTCAGCAACTTTCTCCGCTTGAGGTTGATCCATTAACTTGGTTTTGTCTGTTCGGGAAAGAATCTGCCAAATGCTCATATGCTGAAATGGTTTCCCTACCCGATTCTTATACTCCAAATTATTTAGTGTCTTCGCAATCAAACGATACGACATACCCTCATCAAACCATTGAATCATTAGAGACAATGCCAATTGCTCAACATGGTTAGGTATGAGATGAATATTATCTTCATGTAAATCATAACCATATGGCAAATGCCTACTCACACGCTCATTACGTTCTTTCTTAGCTGTCATCTTTGATTTAATGCGTAAACATATGTCTGTTCGCTCTTTCTGTGCTAGAACGCCCATTAAGCCTATTGTAAACTCATCATCCGCGTTTGAATCGTTTAGGCTATGTATTCTGCATTTACGCTCTTTGATCATGCGATATATGGTCACCATTTCGATGACATCACGGCTCAAGCGATCAAGTTTGTAAACTACTACTTCATTGCCTTTCTTTAAGCTTTCAAGCATTTGCATTAAGCCAAGACGTTTGCTCATCTTAACACGTGATGAGGTATCAGGATCAGCAAATATCACATGCTCAAACGCTTCGCCTTTGCTAAGTGATTTTATATAGCGTAAACATTCTTGTTCTTGTGTGCGAGTATCTTGTTCGTCGGTTGATACCCTGAGATAAATTACGTACTTCACCATGTTATTTTTCTTCCTTCTACCATTAAATAACAAAATCCTAAATACATTATTGCATATTTTATACCTTCTAGCTCATGGAAAAAACAGGCAAACATTCCAGTAATAACAACCCCCATTATACTCATTCCAAGATTCATGTTTCACTCTCTTTTTTCTTAGTTTCTTTCTTCTTGCGTGGCATTTTTATCTCAGGAAATGATGATCTTAAACCGTCAATGATTTGTTGTTCATCAAGACCTGTTCTTTCTAAAACATATCCCATTTGCGATTTGTATAAGCCTAGAAGACGCTGAATCTCCCAACATATAGTTTTACTGCATTCTTTCTCGTCATCGCTTAGAATGCCCTTTTTAAAGGCTATTAGCTGATACTTCTCTAGTGTCTTTAATGAAAGCATAGAGGTAAGCAAAGCGGCTCCATAATGTTCTAATGTTTCCATTTCGTCAGCATTTACAAGTTTGATATCAGGTTTCATGTTTTTCCTTGATTAGATTTTTCATTCTTTCAATAGCTAGAGGTGAAGGGCTGAAGAAACCTTTTTCCCAGCGGTTTATCGTATTCATAGTAACGCCAATATATGCAGCAAACTTCTCTTGCGAGAGTTTCATGTTCTCGCGCAGTGCCTTAATTTCTTCCGCTGTCATAAGCTCCCTTTAGTTGTTTATATATTTCAGAAGCAATTCTTGGTCTGTATTCGGTATCTTGTTTTACTTCCTCACCAACAGCGTTATATAACATTGACATAACGTATCGACTCCATACACAAACCTCAGGCTCCATGTTTTTATCAGGTGATATGATGCAATAAATATCATCTTCATCATTTGGGTTTACGGCTAGTATATAGCATTGCCATGATGACATAGGATCATACATTCTAACTTCAGCAAAGCAAGAAAGTGATTCCGCTTTCTCACCCCAATTTGACATGAGTTTTAGTTTTTGGTTATCGGTTATCATTATCTTCCTTAATGTTTAATTGAATATTAATCCCATTTAAACTTACAGACTCCACAATATCTAAATGTTTTATTGTAGGATTCCACGCAATCATAGGGTGAATCATGAGTATCTCATTAACGATAAGGATTGCTTGATCTAATGAGCAATCATTTATAAAAGTACATATATTTATGAATGTCTTTAATTCTTTCGTGTTAAACTTAGCATTTATCGTATCCATTATCATAATTCCTTATTGTGTTAAATGGTCATACTGAATAGTATGACCATGAGTTTTTTCATAGTGATTCTCAGAGGCTGTGTGTTGCAGCCTCTTTTTCTTTATAACCATGCGTTAAATCTTCATTAACTAATATTCGATAGATATATTGTCTAGCCGTGCCACAATTCCAGCATTTCCATAAGCTTTGTGAGAAATGATCTTTATCTAATAGCAATTCAAAACCGTTATGTGTTCTTTTTAGATATTCGAATACTTTCTTTTGTATGTCTTCTGAAACTTCACGTCTCACTTGAACATATTTTACTTGTGGTATATCGCTACGACTATTCGTGTTTTCATATATGTCTTCCATGCCGTTAAAATGTCCATATTGATATTTGTTAACGATAGCACTAACTTTTTCGCTTGGCGTGCCGTTAAACCATGAAATAGCTACACTATCACCCATTGAAAAGGTTTTTGATGTCACAAAGAATTGTGTTAATGGAAATACTTTCTTTAACTCTTTTCTTATTGCTTTTGCAGTATCTGCGTGTGTGCTCATATTATTTCCCTAGGTTAGGTATTATTTGATCTTTTACTCTTAACATTGAATGAGCTGCGCCAGTGTGCAACAATTCTTTTTCTTTATAAACTTCTTCGCCTGTATCAATCCATTTATTGAAATACATAGACGCTAAACGCTTGTTACATTCGTATTCGTAGTTTATCTCGAATAGTAAATCTGTTATGTTCATACTAAACCTCCACCATAATCCAACCTGAACACTCTTTAAAAGCTTTGATACCACCGTCATAATAACGGTTGATAGCTCTTACCAATTCGTTATGTGACAAGGCTTCAATCTGTTCTTGATCGTATTCTTCACTAAAACACTCAAGCAACCATTCTCTCATCTCTGTATCTAATGTGTTCATGTTACAGCTCCTTAGTTGAAGTGAAGTCACGTATATGACCGTAGTTTCTAGCATTAGGCGAATACATGACCAGATCATTACCTTCAAACACTTCACATTCTTGTTTGTATATCCGCGCATTACCATTAAATCTTGGATACTTATGTTTGAAATGATCTATAGCTATATCTAATGCTGTACAAGCAGAAACGCATACAAACTTGTTTGACTTCGTTCGGCCTGATATAAAGTAATATTCTTTATAAGTTTTCATTAATCACCTCGACTGAAGATATGTTAAAATCATTGCAACCTGTCCATGATCTTAGATATTCTTTTGTATACTCAATAGCTTCAATTTGACTTTCAGACTCTATAATGACAGGATTAAAACCGTCAAATGTTACTTCGTACTTATTCATTGCATTCACCTTATATCTTAGTTATTGTTCTTAGCAGTATCACACGTTAGCAAGAGGTCTTAGTGTATTCACTCGCTCTGTTAATTGCGTAATACCATATGTTATAACACATAGAGATATTAATGTCAATAGCATGTACTCATTAAAATGAAGTTTGGTATGTTTATCAGGCTATAGTTTGTCCATAATGCCCTCACACTATAGTTTCAGGGGGCTTGACAAATAATTCTTTTAATGTTATTGATTTGGTATTATCAACCTTGAGTCAAAGCGGTCAGTTAGACCGTATGATACCTGGCGAGATGTTATAACTATGTGTTTAACATGATATATAACTTCATACTTAACCAAATGTTTACGTGATCACATGGGATATCCCTCTGTTAAGAAAGGTAATAAATCAGGTGAAAAGGCTAAAGCGCCTAGACCAGGTATCCCACTTCGCAAAGAAGATATACTACCGCTTATCTCTACACATAGAGGCAACATATCAAAGGTGGCTGATACACTCGGTACTACTAGAGGTTGTGTTAGACGTGTGATTGACAAAGATGAAGAGCTTAAAGAAGCTTTAGTTGATTCACGTGAAAGATGGATTGATGATATAGAGCTTAGTGTTTTAACTAGAGCTGATGAGTCTAATGATACCGCCTTGCAATGTTTCGTGTTAAAGACTCAAGCTAAACATAGAGGCTGGGAACAAAGTGAAGCACAGAATACTGCTAAGGATATAGCTACAGCCGCATTTGACTTCATAGTAAACAAGTCTAAGAACCCAGCTGAACCATCTACATAATACCTCACACATATACCACAGCATGTATACAGTGGTAATCAACCACTACCATGATATACACCACTATCAACTAAACATTTTACTTGATAGGGTCCCATCACAGCCAAACATAAACATATAATTTGACGGGTGGGGCGTTCCCTTAGTAGTACCGGTACTATGTTTATATATATCTCTTCACCTCGGAAACACTTAGATAAACTTTCTCAACTAAAGAAAAACTTTTCATATTGTATTTAGCATCTTCCATAATCTAATATCTACAAAATATTTCATATAATATATAGCTACAGAAAAATACTTAACCTGATATTCTGCCAGATAAAGAAAAGCTTTACTGGGGGTGTTGTGGATGATACGGAAAGAGAGTTATGTTCTATACGCAAGGGGTATAATCCATATATGCCGGGTGATTGTAGGCATGAAGTGGTTAACAGGTATTTGTATAAGAAGATGATGTTATTACAGGACCTTATGAATGAATTATTTTTTAGTGAGAAGAAAGATGATAATATTTGATGTTAATCAAATAAGTGAGGAGTTTTATGGAAGGGGATGTGTAAATGGAAAGGTATGAGATGGAGTGGTTGAGTGAGGAGTTTTATGATCATGGTAAGAAATATAATGATAGTTCGGAATATTATAGTACTGCTTTTAACTTGCCTATAGCATTAAAAAGTATGGTTGATGAGATAGTAATGTTGCGGAAGAAGCTGGATGAGTTGTCCGGTAAAAGCGGATAACTGACTGCATAAGGAAAAAGCAATACTGCTTAACAGAATGTTTTACCTAGAGAGAAGCCGGTTCTTTGACTGCTTAAGAAAAAAGGAATACTGCATAAGAAGGAGATGTATGAGCAAAACAGTAATGGTAAGGTATGATGAGTTGCCAAAGCCAGTAAGAGAAGATTTTTTACTACAGGTTAAGGATGGTGTTGTATGCAGAAGAGAGTTGCCGCCGGTATTGCATAAGGTATTTGTTGAGCCGGAACCTTATAGTAAATGCAGTGATACAAAATATTTTACAGAAAAACTTTACAAGAAATATGATGACGTATAAAAAGTAAATATTTTGTATGAGGTTTGGATGAGTATCATAGAGAAAACTTTTATTCATCTGAAAGATGATAAGGGGTGGGAGAAGATTGAGGATATAACTGGTAACTGGAAAGGTGTAGGACATTATAGAATTCGCAAAAGAGCTAGAATGAATGATGCACCTGAACTACTTGCTAAGCATGCAGAGAATGATTATCCAAAACCAAATACTATGAGATATATAGACTATGAATTTGGCTTAGTCAATGTGATATATGAGCCAATAGATGGTAAATGGGAAAAAGTTGAAAAGCATATGTATTTTGAGCAGAGATGAAATATCGTAAGACTGTATGTTTGAAGGTTTACAATGAATTTCCTGACATGAAGTTTTGGGGTTTTCAACCGGTAGATATGCGGAAGAAATATTTTACATGTATCAACTGCAAAGAAGAGCATCTTGTTAGCCTAGGTGTGGTAACAGAAAAAGATATAGTTGGGTGAATATGGAATGCTTAAGAAGATTGCTGGCATGTATATGGCCGCCAATAGTAACACCGACACCTCGGCTAAAGCATTATCCACCTATAGATATACGCATAGACGAAATAAAGAAAGAAGTGGTTAGACTACAGAATGACACGAATAGATGAATATAAAAAAAAACACATGAATCTTCAGCAACTGCAACATGAATACAACAGAAGGCAGCACTACATGTTAGAAGCGATGTATGGAAACTATGACAAAACGGCAGTGCTAATGTCTGGTAATAGAGAAGATATCTTAGCAAAAAGGAAAGAGATGGGGTGGACGATATCTGAACAAGATGTTGAAAAGCATAGGAGAGAAGCTGCATACAGTAAGTTACTCACATACCCAACACCGGATTACTACACGTTAATGTTTGGTAAAACACCTAAACCGAAGCTGAAAGAAGTGACTTTTAGAAAATATGCAGGAAACATACCGGATGATGTGAAGTTTAACTTCAGATCAACACAATACCCAGAGGAATGCCAACCAGTACAGATTCCTGAGCAAATACAGAAATACTATGAACATAAACTTGGGATTAAAACTATGGAAGAGCCATTATATAACATGGATGCAAAAGCACGTATGGATTTAATGAAAGATTATTTTAATCAAAAAAGAGAGAAGAAAAACATGGATGTCTCAGAAGAAATGAAAGACTTACTAAAGGTATATGCCAAAGCTCATGAAGAACTAGAAAACCAAGCTGCCGGCACTTTACATAACCTCATATATGATATGAAACGATTCATAGGCATATATGACGAGAAAGAGAAAGTTGAAAGCAAGCTGAAATCACTAAAGAATAAGCTCGGCATAGAAGATGAAGAAGAAGACGAAGGAGACGATGAATAATGTATCTTCTTCTTATACCAAATGATGACCCCCGTCAAATGTCTGGCTATTATAAAGCTTTTTTCGAAGAAGACATAAAAACAGTTGCCTTAGCAATGGAAAGAAATCCGGCAGCTATGGTTTATAAACTAGATAGCCTCATACGTATAGAAAATATTATAACAACACACCAAGAAATCATTAAGGAACTTACATGAACAAACAATACTTAATCATTGTAGACGATGGACAAAAAGCACTATTACAAGCCTTACTTGGCGGAAACGTACAGTTTCTAGAAGTACAAGGCATGGATATGCAAGGAAACGCCTCATGCAAAGTACTTGTTGCACCTGTAGCACCTCCGGTTAACCCAATGCCAGTGCCAGATGCTATAACACCTCCGGTAGAAGTAGTTCCTTTGTGAGCAAGAAAAAACCGGTATGGGAGCCGAAAGATGATTATGTACGTTTCGGCGTCTCACCGGTTGGAACCGCCTACTTCAAAAGGCATGAAAACCCTCAAGCAGAAACAATCTACTTAGGAGACAAAAAAATTTATACCAGAGAAGAGGAGGATAAGATGATCAGGGATATGATGATATCTTCAGCGAAACATGTCGATACATCAATAAAAGAAGAAGAACCAAATGTGTGAATGCTGCGGAGGAGATTGCAAATTGACTATAGAAAAAGACCTGTATAAAACATTACGTCAAAAAATGTTACTAGAAGCTTATGAAGAATTAAGCAAAACATTTGATGAATACTCGGAAAACTTGAAAAAAGATATCCCATACGAAATGTGGCCTAAAAGATTGCAGGTAGCCGGCATCAAAGAAAAGCTATTAGGAGAGCAGCAAGAGGTTTATAACAATATATGGGATGTTCTTAAAGCTAGAGGCTTTAATCCGCTAGAAGCCCTGCCTATGGCGGTAATTGCACGACTAGAAGACATTGGTAGAGCACAGGCTAAGCTTCATATGATCTTAGAAAGCGAAATACTAGAAGACCTCAGCAAGCATAACAACTTCTGGTTAGATGCAGAAATCGACACAGAGGAAAAACTACAAGACATACGCATGAAACTATCATGCCTATCGGATAACCTCTGGGATCTATGGGCTATACTACGGAAAGAGGAAGAAATATGAGAAAAGTTAGAGTGAAACTACTGAGAAAACAGTTCAAGAAGATGAAACTACACGAAGCAATCTTCTCTGATACAACAAAAAATCAGTGGAGAGCGTTTAAGAAGAAGTTTTTGAATAGTTAAGAGAAAAAATCTCTCAAAATGATGAAAAATGACCATTTTTGGCCATTTTTCATTAAAGATATACTATTTTTAGTATGCTACAGGTTTTGCAAACTTACCATCACGCTTCTTATCACCCGCTTTAGTAGAGCTTGTCTTAGGGGTTAAACTCTTCGGTTTAGGGGTATGTTTACCATTCTTTCCTTCAACAAATGACGCCACAGTACTTTTCTTAGCCATAAAAAACTCCTTTGTTTTTTTATCTTTTTCGCAGTATGATGAAT